CTCCAGACTTTGTAATACCACAAGTTCCTGTCACTCGTACTACATCTCCAACTGCAAACCCGTGAGCAGCAGCAGTAACGACAGCAGGGTTAGCTGCTGTAATGCCTGTAACAGTTGCAAAACTTCCTGGGAATGTTCCCTCTACTTTATCCGCTTGATCTGCAGTTTCAATGTCTACAGCAGTTAATCGATTTCGAATAAAGTTCTTTGTACTTGTAGTTGCTTCATCAATAGCTTGTGTTACAGTAGCTTGCGTGCTTGATACGTTGCTGCAGATATGTACCGCTCTGCTGTTTCCTGTATCAATTACTAGATCTCCAAGAACTAAGTTTCCGCCTCCCTTTCTACCGCCTGATACTGTGGCATCATGACGAGCAGAGATAGCTACTTTTTCTGAGATGTCTTGAACTTCTTTTGCGAATCCTGACCAGTTAAGAGTTGCGATTCCATCAACATCAAAATCAACAGTAACTTCGTTGATAATTGCTTCTGGTAGACGATAGATAAGAGGATTGCTCGTGTCGGTATCAATCATAAAGTATAATACAAACGAGTGTAGTGCAGATCGGTTGGACTCTTGAATAGTAATTACACTACTGTTAGCTCCTGGTATGAGAACGTTTCCGCTTACAGCATTTACTCCACGAGTATACTGCTCTGAAGTATATGTATCAGCTCCAAACATAGATGCCCAGAATACTTCCTCTACTGCGTGGACTTCTGTATTGCTTCCTGTTTCTGCACCTTTTACTCCGTCTGCTGCGGTTCCAAGTGCTGTTTGTCCTAAAGATTTAAAAGGACGAATGTAAGTGGAGAAAGAATATTCTGCAGGGGCAAGAGAGTCCGTAAACATACGACGACCCCTTCTACTTACACCAGCACTACTTTCCATTTCCGCCAAAGTTATCTCTGACGTATTTGTTGTCTGTGAAAAACTATACCCATCAAGAACAGGAATTTCCCACAATTGACCTTTTCCTAAATCAGCGGCTGCTTCCGTATTGTCAGTCGTGTTTCTAAACTGAACAAACATACGAGTATCACGGCTGAAATATAATTGTTGTGCCATAGTTTATCTCCTATGAACTTGAAAAGGCTGGGTCGTGAACGTCTGTTCGTGCCAGCATTTTCCTAGTAACGAACCTCTATGAGTATTTCTCCTACCCCAAGAGGATCTAGTACACCTTCATCAGTATCAATACTGAGAATAGTAATTTGATTTGTGAATTGTTCCAAGCCATTTCTATCATGGTACAATAGTCGGCTATTCTCTTCTAATACAGTTTCTACGTCTTCGAGTAGTTCGTCTAACGCTGCTACTGAGTCTTCTTCATTAACATAACAGCGAACCGTTACATTTAAAAATCTATCTTTGAACCCACCTGTCTGATACTGTCTTGTTTCTGATCCTGCATTTAGATGTATCGCAGGAAACTCTTCTACTTCATCCCAGAACTTTAGTCGGGGGCTCGTTTCTGCAACTGACTGTTTAAATACGCCTCTTCCATCGATCTTACTTAACACTTCGGCAAGAGCTGTTGTTATTCCCGCTCTGCGAGATGTATACGCTCTTTCATTTGGCATTACATTCTCCTAGTGTAAAATCTTCCTAAGGCCATATTTGCTGCTATTTCTCTTATTGACTTATCAATTAATTTTCTTGGGTCTCTTTCTGCATTTGACCAAGGCGCTGATCCTGTTCCTACTTCAAATACTTGATAAGGATCTTTTTCATATGTATAACCAAAACTTAGAAAACCTTCCCTAGTTTGCATTACATCTGTAATCTTTGCACTTCGTGCGAGCCTGCCTGTAACATTCTGTAGTCGAGGAGGTCTCATATTTTTTTGAAGAGTTTGTGGTAACTTTTCATTAATTATAGAAGCTAAATTAAAAGGACTAAATTGTGGTTGAGTTCCTAAAGACTTTTTCTTTAATGCTACTGCAGCCTTTACATCAACTCCTCCTCCTGTAGCTTTGGTTATTTCTCTTTTAGTTTTAAATTTTGAACTTTTTGTTCCGCTTCCTTTTTCCGATATGTTCTTTTTTCTTTTTCCTGTAGACCTTTGTTTTGATGCAGAAGCATCTAGTAGCACCATTGTTAAAGCATCTAATAAAGTAGTAGATCCCTCTAAATTTGCAAGGTCATCAAATTCTTTCTCTAGTTGAGAAATAGCTGCGGCTTCCGCAACTTTCATCTCTTGATTTGTTAGTGACTTTTGAAAAAATATAGTCGGAATATACTCTTTACTTAACTCTCCATTTTCTATAACTTGTTTATGGTCTATTTTTACTTTTATAGCGTTTTCATAGTTTTTAATTATCTTTTGAAGTTTTTCTTTTCCTTCAATGTCTCCTACGCCCGCAATAGTAGACTTTGCTTTTGCGGCAGAAACTGCTGATACAGCTAAGCCTTCATTCCCTTCACCATGACCTAACTGAGCTCCAAATATATTGTCTCGACCAGATGTTTTATCAAGCGTTTCTTTGTCTGCTTTTGAGACTTTATTCTCTAAGTGGTGCTCTATTATTAAGTCATTTAATTCTGTTTTTCGGCCTTTCCAAGCTGCTCGACCTTCATCAAAATCTCTATAAGTTCTTATTACAAAAGTTCTTCTTTGTCTGGTGCTAAATTCATCTCTCGCATCTATAAAACGTTGTTTCTCTGCTTCATCATCCTTTAGACTATCAAGAAAAGGTTTTTCTAAAGTAGTTCTTATTTTTAACTCATACGCATCTAAAATCTTTTTAAGAGTTGCTTTTTCAATAGTTGGAAAAAGCTCTTCTATAACAGTATTAAAACGTTTAGTTATAATTACTAAAACTTGACCATTAACTTTCCGTGTTAGCTCTTTTCTAAGCTTTTTATTGCCATCCTCTTGTATCTGTTTTACTATATTTGCTGCTATTTTTCTTAATTTAGAATCAGCCATTAAAAGTTCTTATACAAGTCTAAGACTCGCTTAATGTGGTCTGGAAACGATACATTATTATTTTGACTAGTGCTTCCTTGGTTCTGTAGACTAGCACCTGCTATACTTTGACGCTGTTTGTGCTCGTCTTTCAAGTAGTAAGTGACTAAATCAAGAACTGCCAGTTTTAAATCTGAAGGCACCGCACTATAGCCTGCGGTGTACACTACCCTTACTGCATCTACCCCTGTAGGCCAGTTTTTATAGCCTGCGGATGTGGTACGCAATACGCTGTCTGTTTTTGTGTCTAGTGCAAACTCAAATGCTCCTGTCGTGAGAGTTGTGTAAGCATTGTTGTAAGACTGTCTCTCTTCCACACTCACAATCGCATTGACAGGACTTTCAGTAAGCTGTACTACGTAAGTCCCCCAATCAATATTAAAAGTTTCCGTTTTATTAGAGGAGTAGAAATCTACAAAACTGTTTCCACAATAAGTTTTTACTAATTCACTTACAGAAGGAATCAACACATTCAAACGAGCATCGTCTTTCGGAGCTGAAATACCCTCTGCTGTTTTATAGTCTTGTAATGTTATTAGATTCGCCATAAGTTAATTAGTAAAAACTTAGGGGAGGAAATCCTCCCCCAGTTTCTATGATTACCAAGGTAATCAGTCGTATCAATTACTGATACTCGATTCGTACTGCAGGCTCGTTGTTTGTTACGCCAGCAACCAACTCGTTGAATCCGAGAGATTGTGAGGCAACGATAGCCGTGCGCTGACCAGCTACTTCGTAGTCAGTCTCGATGCTAACACCCTTCAGTCGGGGGATAACATAGTTACGTACGTTAACGGCAAGGGCGGCTGTTCCTGTGAAGGCTCCAGACTCTTTAGTACCTTGCGCGAGTGCATCAGTTGCAACTACAGGTGATCCGTAGATGCTTCCAACAGCACCGATCAGCTTCATTGCTGTGTCGGAACCAACTTCTGACACGTCAGAGAAGGCTGCATCAGCGATGAGGTTGTAATACTGGTCAATACCAACGATGTATGCAACATCATTAGGATTCATACCATACTTGCCCATCTCAGATCGGATGGAAAGCAAGTTAGCACCAGTAATAGCATCGGAAGTTCCAGATGCATCGGGGTCAGTTACGAGAGCAGAGTCTGCTGCGAGGAAAGATCCAGAACCGTCAGTTCCAGCTCCACCTACGAGACCTACAAAGCTTGAGTTACCCAGTAAGATTGCTGAGTCAATAGCTTTTGCGTGTGCTCTTGCAAGTGCTGAAGTAATAATAGGTAGAACACTTACTACTACTTGCTCATCGGTGTCATTCGCTATGAATGTACCTGATATGAGTCTGAAAGCCTGTAACAACACGCGATTAACGTTGTAGTTGTTGTCAGAAGCACCAGATTCTTCCAACAGGTTGTTAGCTGTTTCCAGACCAGTTGCATTGAAGTTTGCATTTTCAGTATCAGGAGCGATGGGTAGTACAGTTGCACCAGATGCTACAGCAATTTCACGGAAGAGAGGAGCAACCTTCTGCTCTAATCTTACTTCCTCTTCAAAGGCTTGCGAAACACTTACGTCGATACCAGCTGCGCTAGTAGCGTCATAGGTTACGCCAGCTTTTTGTAAAACGTCTTTCGCAAAGCCAGTGTCCCAGCCCTTACGAGTAATTTTACCAAGGATGTGCGCAGAAAGAAAATCTTTCTTAAATGAGCTAACATCCTGACGTCCACGATTTTCGAAAACACGCTTAGAATCACGCATCTTTTCAATTTCGTCAGACTTTTCTTTAAGCTCAGCTGCGTGCTGCTTAAGAACTTCGTCCATTTCAGCATCTTTCTCAGCCATTTTGGCTTCAACGTCTTGAACCAAACGCTCTGCGCCTGACTCTACAGCAGTTGCTACAGCCTGCTTAACTTCTTCTTCCTGCTGGGCTTTAGCCTCTGCTTCCGCAGCAGCTTTTTCCTCAGCTTCCTTTGTAGCTGCCTCATCGGCAGCTTTTTGCTCGGCATGCTTCATGGCTATCTTAGCAGCAGTTTCCTCAGCTACTTTTTTAGCAAAAGCTTCCAAGTCAACGGGTTGATTTGTCTCTTCAGACATTGTAATCTCCTTTTGGACTTGCGCCCCGTCACTATTAGTGAAAGTTTTTTTGAACTCTTCGTACTCCTCCATGGAGTCGAATGATTTCGCCAGTGAAAAAGTAGCTGATTGATTGCATGGTACTGATACTACCGATACCTCAAACAACTCAGCGTCCTTAATCTTTAATCCGTCGGTTTCCTCTAGGTAATCAGCATCCTTGACTCGGAAACCAACAGAAAAGGCTCCAAGGACACCATCTTTAACTAACTCAGTTACATCTTTCGCTGCCTTGCTTATCTTAGCAGTCAGCTCTAGCCCGTTCTCAGTAGTTTTTAAGCCTGTGGCTCTACCGATAGGACGATTGTAGTCGTGATTGAAAAGAATTATGGGGTTCTTTTCAAAATTTTTCAATCCACCCTTAGTCCATGCATCCGCTGTAATTGAATCGCCCGCGCGATCAAAGTCATTGGTGCTTGCCATACCACGAATCATAACACTACCATCTTCGTCAGTATGAGACTTAAAAGTAGAGGTGAGATTAAATACTTTCTCCATTTGCCCCCTCTGTTTCCGCTTCTGCGGTCTGTGCCTTTTTCAGCTTCTCCAAGGGATCAGCTTCTACAGGCTTTACGTTAGTCAGTCCTTTCATAATATCAGGACAAAACGATTTAGTGTATTTTTCCATAATCGACCACGATCCAAATATCTTCTTTACAGTAGGTATTTTTATCTCTTTTGGTCTATTCTCATCAAGTGAGAAATCTCTTGGGCTTGGAATGTATCCTTTCTCTGCGAAGTACATTGCCATTGTAACTGCCATTGCTTTCTTTTGTTTTGACGATCCTGCCATTACTTATCTTGCTCCTCTGCTAATCTTGCTAACAACTTTGCGAGCTTTGGGAGCTCTGATTTTGGCACACTATAAATTCTATTACAAAACTTAATTTTTTGTTCCTGAGTAAAAGTTGGTGTATCATGAATTTCTTCCTCAAATAACATAGCTTGTTTCACAGGAGGCTCATCATAGGGAAAATTTTCATTATAGTGTACAGCACATTTTGTCTCTATATTATTCCACATCTTCATTTTCCTCGGCGGGTCTACCGCCTTCATCTGGGTTTGCTGCGCTTCCTGCTATATTTGCGGGAACTCGCACGTCATCTTGCCCTGTTACAGGCTCGAAGCCAAGCTGCTCTCGTGCTTCGTTTACTGTGATTATACCACCGTTTACAAGTGAGGTATAATAAGAAGATTGATCACGAAGTTCAGGTTGTAGAGCAGGTATATCTGTGATATCTTCTTTTATTCTGAAACCGAAAAATCTTTCGAATCCAAAGTTTATTTTTCGAACTATAGGTAGTATAGTCTCAAGATAGTACAATCGTAAATTCGGGCGAATGTTGGCGTTGTTGCCAGAGTCCAATAAAATTGGAGGGACTCCGAGCGCCTTTAATATTATCTTTTCGTTTTCTGCTATCGAATTTTGAAAATCTAAATCTTTGAAATTTGTATTTGAGTACGAGTCAATTTCTATACCGCCATCTAAAATTAGTGGTCTTTTTCCACCTGCGTCTGGTCTGTATCGTACTCCCCAAGATTGAATCATTCTTTCTTTGATCTTCTCTGACAGAGTGTTTGGGCTTTTCAGTACAAGACCAGGCACTGCTCCGTTCTTAAAAAAGTTGTCCTGAAACTTTCTCATGTTGGCCATGAGTTGCATAGTTCTAAGAGCGGGGCTGAGTCTCGGAACTCCTCTGTATATTGAGTAGAAGGAGTTTTCTTTGATGTGAACTATCTCTCTAGGAGAGTAGTCAACTTCACTGCTAAATGTGTACTTTTCTACATAAGTGTCCTTACTAGACACAATCTGCATTTTACTCGACGGAAGATGGTATAAATGCACACCATCGAAGTATATAAATATGTTTCCGTCTAGTATAAAGTCTGTAACTAAGTTTCTTTTAAATGTATTTATGTCTTGATAGAGATTTGGTTCGAAGTTAAGAAGCGTATCAACCTTTGCTCTCTTTATTCCTTTCAAGACCCCGTTCAATCGTTGAGACCCTTGTATTATGGCAGGTATCTCTGCTGAGTCATCTACAATCATATTGACGGCACGATTTACAATCTCTAATTCTTCGTACTGTCTCTCGTAACTGACAGTAGGCTCACGAGTACCTTGTGTGTCACCACCGATGTACTGCTGAGAAGGATTTAACTTTTCCTCGTCTTTTCTTCCCAGAAATCTGTCATACCATGCCATGTTTTTCTCTTTGTATTTCTACCCAGCGTATTTGTTTATGTGCTGTTCCTAAGCCTGGGTCTCTCCCATATACTTTATGTAATTGTTGGTGGTGTTGACGACACAGAGTAACAGTATCCTCGTAAAGTTCTTTTTTATGTTCCGCTATAAAATCTTCTCTTATTGCTAGTATGTACTTAGGATCTAAATTGTTCTTTTTCAGCCACTTGTGCACTAAAGGTGCTAGTGAGTAGTAATGGTGAAAATCAAGTTGGGTTTCACCACCACAAATGTAACACTCCGATGCCTTTTTGTACTTATTCTTCGCCTTGTCTCGAATATACTTTACTACGTCTCGTTTCAGTTCAGGCATCAGGTTTTTGAATTTCTAATTTTTTACTAAAAGAATTATATCTAGTTTGGGGTACTATGTCAAACATTATTTTTGACCAGGTATCCTAAAAACTTATTGCCGAAGTCTCAAATGAGTATAATGCATACCTCAACGCATCGGCCATGTGCGATGCATAATTGTGTTTCGGTTTCTCTTTGAGTAGGTTGGGATTGGGGTCCCACTGGTATTGATC